TCATCAAAAGAAAAAGGACTTGATTCGGATCCCGGAACAGAAACAGACAATCAACAATAATCTAGTCATCTCTACAAATGACCTACTGAAGATGATCAAAGACAACAATGAAAACGATAGATAACTCAACATACCTCGGCAATAGAAAACTCAAACCAGTCGATGTAAAAATACCTTGGTCGCAAGACAATATTCAAGAATACCTCAAGTGTTCTAGAGAGCCAGTTTATTTTATTAAAAATTACGTTAAGATCGTTAACGTAGACAGAGGTTTGATTCCGTTTCAGCTTTGGCCATTTCAGGAAGAAATGGTTCAAACGATGATCGACAATAGATTCTTCATTGCGAAGATGCCTCGTCAGGTCGGTAAGACTCAGACTGTGGCTGCGGTCCTGCTTTGGTATGTTCTGTTTCACGAAAACTTCTCTATCGCTATTCTTGCGAACAAGGATAGACAGGCTAGAGAAATTCTCGGTCGTATTCAAAACGCATACGAGCATCTACCGAAGTGGCTTCAGCAAGGTATCGTAACCTGGAACAAGGGTGATATCGAGCTTGAGAACGGCTCTAAGATTCTAGCCTCCGCGACTTCAAGCTCCGCCATCCGTGGTACGTCTCAGAACCTAGTCTATCTAGACGAATTCGCGTTCGTTGCTGGCAACCTACAAGAAGAATTCTTCAACTCAGTTTATCCTACAATTTCTTCCGGTAAGACAACCAAGGTGTTGATCACTTCTACACCAAACGGTATGAATATGTTCTACAAGATTTGGACGGACTCCGAAGAAGGTAGAAACACTTACGTTCGTCAGTCCGTACACTGGTCTATGATTCCGGGTCGCGATGACCAATGGAAGAAAGAAACTATTTCTAACACAAGCGAACGACAGTTTGAACAAGAATTCGAATGCGAGTTCTTGGGTTCAAGCAACACGCTTATTGATGCGAGAAAACTTAGACAGCTCGTCTGGAAGCCTCCTCTGCACAGTTATGACCATATGGATGTATACGAAGAGCCTATACAAAATCATAAATACGTAATAACTGTAGATACATCAAGAGGCGTAGGAATAGATTACTCTGTATTCGTTGTGTTTGATGTCACGACAATCCCGTACAAACTCGTAGCGAAATATAGAGACAATGAAATTTCTCCTCTGTTGTATCCGAACATTATTTGGAGGACAGGAAAGTATTATAACGAAGCGATGGTGTTGGTTGAAGTGAATGACAATGGCCAACAGATTGCTGATATTTTGTACTACGACCTAGAATATGAAGGCGTTTTGCTTACGCAGACGAAAGGTAGAGCAGGAATTAAAGTCGGAGGCAACTATAAAATCAAACCGACTCGCGGCGTTAAGACAACCAAACAAGTCAAGCGTATAGGATGCGCCAACTTGAAGACTCTTATTGAACAAGATAGGTTGTTGTTTTCGGATTATGATTTAGTTTACGAATTGTTTAGATTCGTTGAGAATAAGGCGTCTTATGAAGCCGAAGAAGGCGAACACGATGATATTGTGATGTGTTGCGTTCTTTTTGCTTGGTTAGCTCATCAACAGTATTTCAGAAACAAAACTGAAACTGATGTGAGATCTGATCTTTGGGAAGAGAATAGGGAAATGATCGAGGATTCTATCGCACCGTTCGGATTCTTTGACGTTAATACTGTATACAAAGGAGAAGAAGTCGTTTCTCAGAATGTATTCGATAATTTAGACATACACCCGACTTGGTATGATGCAGACGACTACGGTCCTCAAGGGGACAATGTCCTCCCTCCAAGTTGGTGATTTTATAAATAAAACAAGAAAGAATTAAGCAACTTTCAATATTAAGGAGCATAAGCATGGCAATTCAAGTTAGCCCAGGAGTTAATGTCAGCGAATATGATCTTACGGCTGTTGTGCCCCCAGTTTCAACTTCTGTTGGCGCTTTTGCCGGCATGTTTCAGTGGGGTCCAGGATATCAGCGCGTATTGATCAGCAGCGAAGACAAACTGGCTCAGACATTCGGCGCACCAAAAGATAACGTATATGAAGGGTTCTTCACTGCTGCCAACTTCTTGGCATACAGCAACGCTCTTTATGTCGTTCGCGTCTACGACCAATCGAGCGCAAAGAACGCTTTCGCAAACACCGGATCGATGACGGCTCCGCTTTACGACAACCTTGACGATTTCACGAACTCAACCCTCGATGCGAATCTGACATACGTCGCGAAATACGCTGGCGTTCTTGGCAACGGTTTGAAGATTTCGGTTTGCGACAGCACTGTAGCATATTCTAGCAACCTGACTGCGAACGCTGCTGCAATCACGTTCAAGGCTGGTTCAAACACCGCAACGATCAATGCTTACAGCACGTCTCAAGGCGCTGGTAACACTGCTGCGACTGCAGTCCTAAACGCGATCACAGTCGGTGATTTGATCAGAGTTGTTTATGGGTCTGGAAACAACAACGTCCAGTATCTGCAAGTTACAGCCAAGACTGGACCAACAGGCGCAGAAACTTCTTCAGGCGGTAGCTATTACGCTAACGGCGTGACTCTGAGATTCTCGACGAAGTTCTCGGGCACGGAAAACGTTACGCGGACTTCAAACACAACCGTACGCTATTGGGAATTCTACAACCTTGTAGACAAGGCTCCAAAGACTTCGGCGTTCATGACTACAAAGAACCTTACTACTCGCGACGAACTTCATATCGTTGTTTCTGACCAAGCTGGCAAGTTCACTGGCAGTCGCGGTCAAATCCTTGAAGTTTGGCAGGGTCTGTCTCGCGCGACCGACGCTAAGACAGCTTCTGGTGCAGACAATTACTACAAGAACGTCATTAAAAATTCGTCCGCTTTCATTTATGCAGGCGCAGATCGCGCTAATGCTGCTACGGGTCTGTCAACCGCTATCGCAAACGCGACGACTACGACTCCTTACACAGCAACTATGGCTGGTGGCGTAGATGGCGGAAATGAATCTGCCGCGAATCTTGCTTCTGTCGCTTTGGGTTACGACCTGTTCGCCAATAAGGAAGATGTTGATATTTCTCTACTTCTACAAGGCAAGGCGCTCGAAACTGCGGGTCTTTCGAATTACATCATCAGCAACATCGCTGAAGTAAGAAAAGACTGCGTTGCGTTCGTTTCTCCAGACGCTGCAATCCTAACGTCATCAGATCCTGCACAGTATTGCGTTGACTTCAGAGATAATGAAGACGGCGACGACAACACTACTGGTATTACCTACAACAGCTCTTACGCTTTCATGGATACTGGTTACAAGTATCAGTACGACAAGTACAACGACGTTTATCGTTGGGTTCCGCTCAACGGCGACGTCGCAGGTACATGTGCTGCTACGGATCTCGCTCGCGACGTTTGGTGGTCACCTGCTGGCTTCAATCGCGGTCAGATCAAGAACGTTGTGAAGCTTCTGTTCAACCCAACACAGGCTGAACGCGATCTTCTTTATCAAAACGACGTCAATCCTATCGTGCAGTTCCCAGGACAGGGCACTGTTCTTTACGGAGACAAGACTCTACTTGGTAAGCCATCGGCTTTCGATAGAATTAACGTCCGTCGTCTGTTCATCGTTCTTGAGAAGGCGATTGCAAAGGCTGCACAGTCAAGTCTGTTCGAATTCAATGATGCGTTCACTCGCGCTCAGTTCAAGAATCTTGTAGAGCCTTATCTGCAGCAGATTCAGGGTCGTCGCGGTATCTTTGATTATCGCGTGGTTTGCGACGAAACTAACAACACTGGTCAGGTCATCGACTCGAATCAGTTTGTTGGGGACATCTACATCAAGCCAGCTAAGAGCATCAACTACATTCAGCTCAACTTCGTGGCTGTTCGCACTGGGGTTGATTTCAACACCGTCGTCGGTCAGTTCTAATTTAAAGGAGCAACAAAATGGCTTTTAATATCAACGAAGTAAGAGCGAATTTCTCGTTCGAGGGTGCTCGCCCTACTCTATTCAGCGTGAGCATCTTCAACCCAGTAACTTCTGAAGCAGACGCATCTATTCAGTTTCTAGCAAGCGCAACAGCTATTCCCGAGTCGCAGCTCGGGAATATCCCTGTGCCTTATTTCGGTCGCGTTGTAAACTTTGCTGGCGACCGTACTTACGATCCTTGGTCGGTCACAATCATGAATGATGAAGACTTCAGGGTCCGTAATGCTCTTGAAACTTGGTCAGACGCTATCAATATGCGCGTTGAGAATATCAGAAACAGAACGGACTACAAGTCTCAAGCTCTGGTCACGCAACTCGCTAAGGACGGTTCGACTCTTAGAGTCTATAAGTTCAACGGAATTTATCCTTCAAGAATTGATCCAATCCGTCTTGACTGGGCAGACACTAACCAATTCGAACGTTTCAACGCAACATTCACTTACGACTACTGGGAAATTGATTCCGGCGTTACTGGTAATGCTGGCGGTATCTAATACCATATAAATATATCATGATCTAACCACCTAGGAGTATCCAGTGGAATTATTTGGTTTCGAAATTGCGCGTAAAAAAGAGCAACAAGAATTAGTTTCCTTTGCACCAAAAGAGACTGATGATGGCGCTCTTGTAGTTACAGCGGGCGGTACTTACGGCACTTACCTTGATATGGAAGGTGCCGCTAAGACTGAAGCGGAACTTGTAGTCAAATATCGAGAGATGGCTCTTCAGCCGGAATGCGAAAAGGCTATTGACGAAGTCACAAACGAGGCAATCGTAAAAGAGGGTGACGAGAAAATTGTCACCCTCAACCTCGACGACATCCCTGAATTAACCGACAAACTAAAGAAGATGATTCAGGAAGAATTCGACACTATTTGTCGTCTACTTAATTTCAACAATTTCGGTTATGAAATTTTCCGTCGTTGGTACATCGACGGCAGACTTTATTATCACATTATGATTGACGAGAATAATCCTGAACAAGGCATTCAGGAACTTCGTTATGTAGATCCTCGCAAGATCCGAAAAGTTCGTTTGCTAACGAGAGAACGTAAAGGTAAGGTGTTTGTCAACCGCAACACTGCTGAGTTCTACGTGTACAACGAAAAGGGGTTCAAGGCTACCGGTTCAACTGGTATGGACAATCAGGGTCTTAGAATCGCCCCTGATGCTATCCTTCACTGCACTTCAGGTCTGATGGACAAAGACGGAAAGCTTGTTCTTTCGTATCTTCATAAAGCCATCAAGCCTCTTAATCAGCTTCGCATCCTTGAAGATGCTACAGTCATTTATCGTATCAGTCGTGCTCCCGAACGTCGTGTGTTCTACATTGACGTAGGTCAAATGCCTAAGATGAAGGCAGAGCAGCATATGCGTGATATGATGACGAAACATAAAAACCGTTTGATTTACGACGCGACGACTGGGGACGTCAGAGACGACCGTAAGTTTATGACCATGCTTGAGGACTATTGGCTTCCTCGTCGCGAAGGTCAGAACGGAACAGAAATCACGACGCTGCCTGCAGGTCAGAACCTTGGCAAGCTAGACGATGTTGAATACTTCGAAAAGAAGCTGTATCGCTCTTTGAACGTTCCTATTTCAAGAATCAACCCAGACCAATCCGGATTCACTCTTGGTAGAGGATCTGAAATCACTAGAGACGAACTGTCGTTTCAGAAGTTTATTGATCGTTTGAGACTTCGTTTCTCGAACCTTCTTTTAAATTCTCTAGAAAAGCAGCTCATCCTCAAAAAGATTTTTGCTCAGTCTGATTGGGATTCAATTAAAGACAAGCTCCTTTTTGATTACGCAAGGGATAACTATTTCTCTGAGTTGAAAGACAGCGAAATTCTTATGAATCGTCTAGGCGCGTTGAGTCAAGTTCAACCGTTCCTAGGAACGTTCTTCTCTAAAGAGTACGTTAAACGTCGTATTCTTTACCAAACAGATGAAGAAATCGAAGAACTACAGAAGCAGATGGACGAGGATGCGCAAGAGATGGCAGCTCAAGGGTTGATGCCAGACGGCACCCCGATGCCTATGCCTATGCCTCCAGATCAAGGTATGCCGGACGATCAAGGTCAACAGCAACAATCTGAACCTGAAGAACCTGCTCCTGAAGGAAAAGAAACTAAAACTCAAATCGTTCAAGGCAAGACCGGTCCATTTACGAGAAATATGCCTGTCAAGAAGAAACAGGATTCTGACAGTCTGCCGAACAATTTTATTTTATAAATAGGAGTTGAACAATTATGGAATATGAAACTCAAGATGTCGTGAATTACGCAATCAACGGCGACATTGCGGATTTGGAAAAGGCATTCAACACAGTGATGCAAAACAAACTCAACGATGCTATCGAGCTAAGAAAACAAGAAATTGGCCAGAGCATTGGATCTGCTGAAGAGGAATAACTAATGGCTGGACAAAAGGCGTCGATCGACAAAGACACAAGTAGTTACAGAAGCTCGACTTCGGCACCAGAGTCAGAGAGAGAAACCGCGTATCACAGTCAGAAGGACTTAGAAGGAACGGATCTTTCTGCGGACCGTAACGGGAACAAAGACGATGTGTTCAACGGTTCAACGAAGGCTAGACAAGGTCGCCGTAAGGCTGATCAGACCTCTGCCGGAACAACTGGTATCGGCGATACAGGAAACGGTTTAGAAAAAATGGAATCGACGTCTCCTTTCTCTAAAGTTCTATCAGCAAGATTCGGTCTGAGCGAAGCAGAGAATCCAGGAACTGCCAGTTCAGCTGCGACATCGGACAACCCTTCATTGGGAATGTACAGTGTAAACAATTCTGATTTCAGACAGCCAAAGGCTGACGTAAGATCAATGCTTGAAGCTATTGCTCTACAGGCTGCAGAAACTTTTGAGGCTCTCGACGAGAATAAATCTGTTCCTGATGCTCTTAGCTCAGAACTCGATCAGTGCTCGAAGGTCATCGACAAGCTTTACGAGTACGTCACGAACACAACCGACGACGGCGAAGCAACCACAGGAAATACTCCAGTTCAAAAGGAACCACCTGCAATGCCTCCTATGAAAGAAGATGTTGAATGGGGGTTCTGTATTAGAGCTGAATCTCTAGACGGATTCAAGTTCGTTTCTGAGCCTATGAGCGAAGAAGAAGCTGAATATGAAATGGAAGAAATGATCGATTCAGGCGCTTATCTCGAAATCGAAATGGAAGAACTTTCTCCTAAACAGAAGAAGATTGCTCGATTAGCCGGAGACCCCGACGAGATTGATGCGGATGATCTAGGCGCTCTTCGCGCCGGAGCCGACATAAACACTCTCCGCGCAAAAAAGAAAATGAGCGAAGCTTTCTTCGGCGTGTTCAATCATATTATTAGAGAAGAGTAAGACCAATGCCTATCATCAAGAATCAAATTTCCGGTCACGTTGGAACGTTGGATCTTGCCAATGTGACTTACACAACTGCGAATTTGGCTTCTCCTAATACTGCGGTTGAAACTGTTACTGCCATGGGCGTGGCTGGTATTATGTGGACCGGCGATTGGGAAATCAAACAAGGCGCTACGGTTCTTTTTAAATCTCCAGCCAACACAGCTGGATTCTGGGATCTAACGTCTCAAGGCGTGATCTTCCAAGGCGCTAACGTAGCGGCAAACATTACGGCAAATACAGCGGGCAGCACTTCAACTCTTTCGTTGAGATTGACGAAGTATTCCTACAACACAGCAGGAGTCTAACATGGCTTTTCTAATTACCGAAACAGTTCAAGACATCAAGGTGATCAAAGAAGCTCGTGAAGACGGCAAGAAGAATCTGTATCTTGAAGGCATCTTTATGATGGCGAACGAGCAAAACAGAAACGGTCGTATTTACGAGGATAAAGTTCTCAGACCAGCTGTCGACAAATACACAGAACAGTATATTAACAACAATCGTGCTTACGGCGAACTTGGTCACCCGCAAGGACCGACAATCAATCTTGACAGAGTTTGCATCAAGCACGAATCCCTTAAATGGGACGGCAACCATGTTATTGGGCGCGCAAAAGTTACCAGCACACCTATGGGCGAGATCGTAAAGGGTCTTATTGAAGACGGATTCGAACTTGGTATGTCTTCTAGAGGTATGGGTTCGGTCGTCAAGAACAACAGCGGCGCTTCTGTCGTCGGTCCCGACTTTATGCTCGCAACTGCAGCGGACGTTGTAGCCGATCCTTCAGCTCCTACCGCTTTTGTTCGTGGCATTATGGAAAATGTTAGTTGGGTGTACGACGCTTCAGAAGGCAACTGGAGAGCACAAGAGTTTATTGAATCGGCTAAAAAACAAATGCATAGATCTACAGTAGCCGCAATCAATGAAAATAGCATCGCGTATTTTGGCAAGTTTTTAAACGAACTTGCTAAAAAGTGACGAATAATAAATAGAAAAAAGAATATCCAACAAGGAGTTTAACAATGGCAACAAGAAATATTGCTGGTGGCGCACAGCTTGATGAGTTCAAGTCTGTAGACCG